GAGTGTGATGCAGCTAAGTTATTCATGACGAAATCAGAAGCTAACTTCCGTGTTCGCCTAGCATTCACCAAACCTTATAAGGGTCAACGTAAGACCGAGAAGCCTCCATTCTTCTATGAATTGCGAGAGCACCTCTTAGAGGTTCATGGTGCAATCTTGGCAGATGGTGAGGAAGCAGATGACCTCATGAGCATTGCACAATGGGATAGCCACCGCCGCTTCCAGCAAGACACAGGTAACGAGTTCCCTATTGGTAGTCCAGAGCATAAAGCATTCTCTGATACTTGCATCGTATCCTTAGATAAGGACTTGATGATTGTTCCCGGTTGGCATCTTCAGCCGGGTCAAGAGAAGAAGTGGGTAGAGCCTATGGGTTGGCTTGAGTTACGCCGCAAGGCTAATGGTCAAGTCAAAGACTTAAAAGGTGCTGGCCTCATGTTCCACTATGCACAGATGATTATCGGTGATGATATTGATAACTATGCTGGCATACCTGGACGTGGTGCTAAATATGCCTATGATCTTCTCAAAGATTGTAAGACAGAGAAAGAGTTGTACATGGCAGTGCTTGGTGCTTACAAGGCTAAGTTCGGACATGGACAAGTTAAGATTAAGAATTACCGAGGTGGTTATCTGATTGGCAAAGCCTTTGACCTGATGCTTGAATGTGGTCGCTTGGCACACATGGCGAGATTTAAAGGGGATATATGGCGAGCCGATAAGAACCCAATCTTGTGGGGAGATGATGCGGAATGGTTAGTAAGTTAAAAGCCTCGGAGGTGGCAGCTTATAAGAAGGAATTGCTAGAGAAGCAAGGATGGAAGTGCCCTCTGTGTGGTGGCAGTCTCAAAGCTGTCACACCTGTAAACCGTGTACTTGACCATGATCATGAGACAGGCTTCTGCCGTGCTGTTGTATGCCGAGGGTGCAATGGTGCAGAAGGAAAGATTAAAGGTGTTATCTCTGGTTATGGTAAGGCGGGTAATAATCGTTACTTCCAGCTACAATGGTTAGAACGACTGTACGAGTATTGGAAGTTACACAGTACGCCTCAGACAGATAAGTTATATCACAAACATCAAACGGAGGCAGAGAAGCGCGAGGCTAAGAATCGTAAGGCACGCCTTGCTTATGCAAGAAAGAAAGGAGTATGATATGGACTGTATAGACCACGGGCATTATAAGTGCTTAAATCAATTAGGTTACTACAGGTCGTGGCATAAACCTAGTAAGAAGTTGCAATTACTTCATCGCGTGGTCTATGCAGAGCACCACGGCCTTTCTATAGAGGATATAAAGGATGTAGTGATTAGACACACTTGTGATAATGCAAGATGTATAAACCCTGCACACTTAATATCTGGTACACAGCAGGACAACATTCAAGACATGATAGGTAGAGGCAGGCGTGCTAGCTTTGCAGGCGAAAAGAATAATCGCGCTAAACTGACTTGGGATGTTGTACGTGCTATCAGGGCAACATATGTTGCTAATAAGAAGGGTGAGAGATTACGACTGGCTAAGCTATACAATGTCTCACCCGCTACCATTAGTGATATTGTAAGCGGGAGGGTTTGGAAAGAATAATGGGTAAGATTAGAAACTTGTTTACTAATAAGGAGGTAGAAGAAGCAGTTGAAAGTGCAAAGCGAGATAATGGCACTATCAACTACCGCCTGATGGCGTCTATTCTCTCAGATAATACACATGGAACTACAGTTACAAGGCAGCTTGCAAAGTATTGGGCCAAACAGTTTGAAAAGCGGAAGAAGAATGGCAAGGCATATGAAACCTTGGTTATTGCGAACCGCGCTATCAAAGAAGAACGTAAGCTCAGGACTCCTGACCGCTACGAGGATTTGGCTGTTGTACCACTGCCTGACTCGTCTCATCGAAGTGTACTGGTAATCCCTGATACTCATGCACCTTATGAGCATCCAGATACTTTAGAGTTTCTGGCAGCAGTAGCAGCACGTTACCGTCCAGACACTGTAGTTCATCTTGGTGATGAGGCGGATAAGCACGCACTTTCATTCCACACGTCAGATCCGAACCTAGACAGTGCTGGCATGGAGTTAGAGAAAGCGCGGGATTTCATGCGTAAATTACACAAGATGTTCCCTGTGATGCGCATCTGCCACTCTAATCATGGCTCCTTACATTTCCGTAAGGCTAGTGCTCATGGCATCCCTGTGCAATATCTGCGTACCTATCGTGAAGTCTTCTTCCCGAATGGGGGTGGCGATCAGTGGGATTGGCAGCATACGCATGTGCTTGAGTTGCCGAACGGTGAACAGGTGGCATTCAAGCATCAACCTGCTGGCGCTGTCCTAGCAGACGCAGCGCATGAGCGTATGAACCTTGTGTGTGGTCACTTGCATGGTAAGATGTCTGTGGAGTATGCACGTAATACGCATGAGCAGTATTGGGCTGTGCAGGGTGGTTGTCTGATTGATGAGTCATCTCGCGCATTTGCCTATGGTCGCGAGTCCAAGTACAAGCCAGCATTAGGTTGTGTGGTTATACTGGATGGTGTGCCTCATATTGTCCCGATGCAGACCAATAGTGATAATCGGTGGGTTGGTCAGATTTAGTTGACACTATAGAACAAAGGGCAGGTCTTAACTTGCCCTTGATTGTATAGGGAATGGAGGAATTAATTATGTCAAAGATTAATTTTAATACTGGTGAATACGTAGTACGCCGTGCAGCTTACCGAGATGCCAGCTGGAATAGCTTATGTGCAAGGTTAGGTAAGAAACCGGATGAGGTATTCAAGGTAGCAGGAGTGCAATTTGGTTACTCATCGATTGAGCTGGAGGGTGTCGAAAAACGAGAATGGTACTCACCTTACTTTGAGAGAGTAGCAACTCCACCAGTTGTGTGTGAATCCAACATGTTGGACAACAACATGGTCACTAAGCCGAAACACTACGAATTCTTCGAAGGTGTAGAAGCAATTACTATAATTGCCCGTAGCATGACCGAGAAACAGTTCGCAGGGTACTGCATGGGTAATGCTTTGAAATATCGTCTGCGTGCAGGTAAGAAGCTCAATACTGAAGAAGACCTGAAGAAAGCAGATTACTACAAAGAGTTATTCCAGAAGCATCGTCACGAATGTATTGATGAGGATATTTAATATGAATATCTTTGAGTTCCTAGGTCTTCCAGAAGACCACCGCAATCACCCATTCATGCTGGTGAAACATCGCGGTGAAGTGCCTGAGAAGAAACTTACATTTCCATGTTATGCACAGGTGAAACGAGATGGGATATTTAGCGCTACAGTTGTGCGTGCTGATGGTGTTGTCGGCATCTTTGGACGTACTGGTAAAAAGTTGGCTAACGTCGAACAGTTGGAAGCAGCTTGTAGGGATTGGCCTGCTGGTGTGTATCTTGGGGAGTTGCAATCTATGGCTCTTGATGTATACCTTGAGTCCCTCTCTGGAGTTATTAATCCGAACAGAACTGAGCCACTTGATTTCCTAGGCCAGCAGATTAAAGACAACCTGTATATTGACTTCTTCGATATGTTAACTATTAAGGCATTCCATGATGGATTCACTAATGTTTCTTATCTCAAACGTTACGATGCTTTACATCGTCGCATCGGCGCTCATCTTAGCGGGTGCAACGCTATCCTTCCTATTACTCCTTGCCATAATGAGCGAGAAGTTGAAGCGTTTGCACAAGAGCAAATAGATGCAGGCCGAGAAGGTGCTGTGTTTAAACTGGACTGCGATTATGAAGCAGGCCATAAGGGTTATCGTCAGACTAAAGAAGTCCGTAAGGTAACTTATGATCTTACTTGTATTGGCTTCGAAGAAGGCAAAGGTAAGTACAAAGGTAAGGTAGCTAACCTCATTTTCAAATGGAAAGGAGGCAAGACAATCAAAGCTATGTTAGGTAAAGGGTGGACTCATGCAGATGCAGAACAGATGTTCCACGACATTAAACATGGCGGACGATTGAATGTCATTGGTAAAATCTTTGAAGTCAAAGGTCTTCAGGATTCAAGCAAGGGCAACATTCGTCTGCCCAAATGCGGAGAATTAAGACATGACAAAGATGAACCAGATTTCTTTTGATAGCATGAAGGCAACTCGTGCAGTTGAGGTAGCAGAGGCTATCTTCGAAACTTTATCCTGTGGCATGGAAGTGCCATATAACTTACTGGCTGATGCAGAAGAACTGGGTCTTTCTGTAGAAGCTATCCAAGAAAAAGTAACTGAGTTATACGGAGAGCCAGAAGATGAAGACACTCTGTATTGAGCATAAACAAAAAGGTAATAAATGGGGTTATGCTAAAACTAATCGCAAGATTAATGGTAAATTAAAAGGTGTACTTTTGCATCGCGCCATATATTGTGATCATAACAATGTCACCTTTGACTCAATAGCTGGCCTTGAAGTCAGACATAAGTGTGATAATCCTAGATGCATTAACCCATTGCATTTGGAAATAGGAACACACGCCGACAATATGAATGACATGAAAGTGAGAGGAAGAGCACCAAGAGGTTCACGCTCTGGTAATGCGAAGATGACGTGGGATTCTGTGCGAGAATTACGAAAGTTATATGCAACAGGTAATTACACTCAAATGCAATTAGCTGTAAGGTTCAGCATTAGCTCATCACAAGTTGGTTATATTGTTGGAGGCAAGCAATGGGTGGAGTGAAGAAGAAACCGACGATTTCATTT